TGTATGGAAATTATTTTGGCGTCAAGGAGGAGGTGGACCCATTCCAAATACGGAACATGTTCGTCTTCCCATAAATGATACCGAATCTCCATTAGTTACCTCACAGGATTTACTTACTATTTTACCTCTGTCTACTTCAGAATTCACTAGTATTTATGGTTTATCCGTTCCAAAACTTAAGGATGTTATTGAGATTGCTAAGAGAGAACCCGTAGCAGTAAGAGTACATGCTATTTCAGAACCTTTAAAGGCTAGACTGATTACGAAAGGACCTTCTTTTCGTTATTGGATATCTCGCTTTTTTCAAAAGGGGATGTGGCAGTATTTACAACGATATGTTGCCTTTTGCTTAACAGGCAGACCTCTTGAAATCAGAGATTTAAATCTACTGGTAGAGAGGGCTAAGAAAATCAAATTTGATTTTGACTGTTTTGTATCTGGTGATTATAGTGCAGCTACTGATGGGTTAGATATAAATTTTACAAAGATTTGTTTTGAATCCTTTCTTTCACATTGCAATTATGGAGACGATCTAAATGAAATATTAAGATCGGTCATCTATGAACATCTAATCACTTATCCTGATTGGACTGATATAGACCCCTTTATCCAAAAGAATGGACAATTGATGGGATCTACTTTATCTTTTCCAATCCTGTGTATGGTGAATTTGATTTGTTACTGGATGGCTATGGAAGAATATATGGGATGTAAAATATCAATTCATGAGTTGCCAGTTTTGGTTAATGGTGATGATATTCTCTTTCCTTCTAATTCCAGACTCTATAGAATTTGGCTAGAAAAGATTAAGAAAGTTGGTTTTAAGTTATCAATTGGAAAGAACTATGTACATAATTCTGTATTAACAATTAATTCTCAGTGTTATAAATATTCGTATGGTGATAATTCCTTTACTCAAATCAAATTTGTCAATTGTGGTTTATTAACCGGACAATCAAAGAAAGGGGGAGGGATATCGGATCGTACAGAACAATCCCTAACATCCATATACAATGAAGTTGTAGAGGCATCACCGAATCCTATCCGAACACATAAGAGATTTCTGTTTTATTATAAAGAAATTATTAAACAGCATACTCAGTTTGGAGGATTGGTGATGAATCTATTTGCGGATATTAATTATGGGGGTATGGGTTTTGTTAACGACCATATTGATCCAAAGTTTACTGATATTCAGCGAATGATGGGTGCACTTAATGAAAGAAATATTAAGCAAGCAGTACATGAGTTAAATCTTAAGAAAATGGATCGTTTTAAAATAATGGTCCCTCAAGATAGTTCTTACAAAATAACGAAAAAGTTTACTAAAAACATAGCCTTATCGATGAAGACGACTCCATTGAGAAGTGGTGAAGAAGAATTTAAATCAGAATCTGTCCATTTACCAATAATGGCGGTAATGAAAAATGAGATATATGATTCTGCTTCTGCGCCCCGTCTACATCATCCGAAGCTCAAATATGAAATTTTTAAGAATTCGAAAGTTGAAGAGTGTAAACGATTGTATCCAATAAAATCAGATAGTAGATTAAAACACTGGCCGTATAAGATAATTAAACTTAATACGACCACAACGGAATTACCAGATATTCATCTGTAATTCCGTTTTGAGCATTAGAATCTATAATGTCTGGAAAGAAAACAATCGTTTTACAAACTGCTCCTAAAAGTAATAATAATAATAAGAAGAAAACTAATAATAATGTGAAAAAGGAATCTGCCTTTTCTACTCCACAAAAATCACCGAAACAGCTTAATCTTAACTCTGTTGGCCTTAGCCCTGATGCAAATAAGTATAAGACTGGATTACTAAATCCTTTCTCAGATACTGCAATAGGGGCTCGACTTCCAGATCAATATTTTGCTCCGACGGTAACATATGCTATACGAGAGTTCCTTACTGTTAAAGTTGATGCCAATGGCGAATTTGATATAGTTATTTGTCCTAATCCTTTATATGTGGCTTATTCCACTCGTAATTCGATTACAAATGGGACAACTATGACTTTAAAAGATTCAACAACATATGCCAATGCACAATATGTGAATGCGTCAACCTCTTTAGCTAATAAGGTATCTAATTATCGAATAGTAAATTGGGGTATTAGAGTTAGACAAACTCAATCTATAAATACAACACAAGGAACACTTACAGCAGCTCTGTTCGTACCAAAAGACGGATTATATCATCCGGCAATAGGTACAACTGGGGCTCCTGTTGGTGGTCAGAGTCTTGCTAGTGGTAATTGGAGTTCATCTACAATTGGAACATATTTATTAGCTGCAGGTTTACCGGCCACTGGTTCCGGAACCTCAGGTAAGATTGATATTGGTTCTTTAGTTGATTTTCCATATCATATGCGTGCATCTTGTGTTAATTGCGCTGAGAATACTTACGAGATTGCTCCTAAACTAGTCTCACCCACTAGTCAACATTTTAGAGGTACTTACGACAATGTCTTCGGTACCGACATAACTGGTCAAAACTCTGTTGCATTTGTACAACCGGGTGATGCTTCATATGTCTTAGTTGATGGATGGACTAACATAGTTTTATCAGGAAGTGGTCTTGTAGCAAACTCTGCTGGTGCGGTTGATATTGAAGTTGTTTATAATATTGAAGGTAATCCTCAACTTGTCCTAGCTGGAACAAATGCTATTGCAGTAGCTACAGGTGCAAAATCTGCCCATGATCCCTTAGGGATGTTATTAGCTCAATCTGCTTTAGATTCCGCTCCTGCCTTTAAACTCTTAAATTTAGCTAGAGTTGCTTTTAAGGCATTTGGATCAGGTTAAGAACTATTTCCTTCTCCTTTTTCTTATTTCTTATTTTATT